TGCTATCACTAACCCAAGAGCTGCTGCATCTGATCCTATTTTTACTGAACCTGGCAAACTAAAAGTGTTTATTGTCGCTGTTGTTCCTTGAACTATAGCTGCTCCTAAGGTTGCTATAAGCTGGGCTAATGCGGTTCCCTGAACTGTTGCTATACCACCGAGTGTCTGTAAAGTGGCATTTCCCGCTACCGTCTGGTAAGTGACATCACCAGCTAATGTCGTATCTCTAATATCTCCCGCAATCAAAATTTCCCGGAGAATACTACCCGTTGTGTATACTAAGTCACTAAAAGCTACAGGTTTCCCTGTATAGAGATCTATTTGAGTGCCAACATAAGACTGTCTTTGTTGTGATCCTCCCGATGTGTCTGACATTTCTGTTGTTATGTGTTGGGCTACAGTACCCATAACACTTCGCGAACAAGACCCTGTAACTGCTTCAGAGAACCCACCACTATAAGTTCTTTCAAGTTCGCCACTTATAATCTCAGTCTTTGACCCTGCTATCTCCTCTGTCACAGGCCCATTAACTAAAGTCTTTATACCACCATCAAATTCTTCATTAGTATTGAACTCGAAGTTCTGATCATCAGAAACAACGTTTACAATACCCCCCTTTACTCTTTCGACTTTTCCACCTTGGATTAAGGTATCGCTCTCTTTATTTACTGTCTTTTCATATCTCCCATCAATAAAGTCTTTTTTCTCCCCATTTACTATAAGTGATTGACTTCCTACCTCTAAAGCATCTCTTCCGTCAACCCTGATATCCCTATTTCCCGTGATCTGTTCAAAATGATGACCTCTTAATAGTGATCGTAAGTCTCCCGTAACATCAATTGAGAACCCAGTCCCTGAATCATCAGGGCGTCTCACCTTGATATTGTAACTTCCATCATAATCCCAGCTAGCAGATTGACCACCCTCAAAAGTATCATCTGAATACCCTTTTAAAAATGGCTCCAGTAATCTGATCCCTTCTTTTGACTGCCTCATTCTACCAACAGCCATCTTTAGAGCACCATCAAGAATAGCTTCTACTGAAATACCTGCTGCAATTGGATCTACGTTCGAAGAAGAAGATATAGCTACTTGGACTTTTCCTTCTTTGTTTACCGTAAAAGCTGTTTCTAATAAACCCCCTGCTCGAGTGCTAGATGGAAATAATAATGCAAAAGTCTCAGCTAAGTTATACTCTTCTTCATCAGACTCACAAGGAATAAATTCGGGTTTTTGATTAAATGTCGCTCGATCAGCAGAAGATGTTTCTGTGGCTTCTCCTGTTGGTTGCCAGCCACTAAAGGTTTTTCGTCTCAAAACCCTTGCATATTTATCAGGCTGACCAATATCTCTACCAACAAAAGTGCCCACGACCCTTTCTACCAACTTTGCGCCTTTTAATTGACTTTCTAGTCGTCCACGATCTATTTTGTATAGAAGTCTCTTCAACTCAGCAGTATTTCTAGGATCTAATAAGAAATCTGCATCATAACCATGAATTAGATCGACGATATCCTGGACACCATCATGATACTCCCGCATTTCAAGCCTATCTTCTACGTAGGCTTTTCCAGCGACTTCAAAATTAGGGCGTTTCCCAGACAATAGGGGTGTGACTACTAGCTCAACTCTACCACTAGGAGTTATCGAGGGCTGGATCCCATAGTATTCTCTACTGGCGGTTACCAAGTCATTGATAGGCAAATCAAGATCTTCTGCTGGAACCGCACCAATACTGAGAGCATTTCCTAACACCGTAGAATTTGAAGATTCTAAGAATGGGATGGTTCTCTTTATTATCCCTGAGTACCTTCTTCCAGCTGCAGTCGAATCAAATTTATTCAATGCCGATAAGAAAGCTACTTGATCATCAGACCTTAGACCAAATTCTAAACCCTCTGCTGATCTTAGAAAAACATCATCGGAACATTCAATAAGAGACCCTGCAGTTGAATATATAGCTGACTCTCCAGGATAAAGTCTCGGTCTCCATAATCTCTCAGTTAATTCATTTTCATTTTTAATCTCTACGTTCTTATTGAAGAACAAGTCATGAGCATAGGCTTGTTTTGGACTTACTGGGAATGCCTGTAATATAATTGGGTAAAATGCATTAAAATCGTCTCTAAGAAATCCACAAATAACTCGAGAATTAATATCTGGAATAGAAACTACACCACTTGTTAGTCCCCCTGAAGATTGCGTAATAGTCACATTTTGATATTTGGTTCCGTCGTCAAAATCAATATCTACAGCAAATCTTTCAATATCAATTCTTGTAATTCTTCCAATTCGTAAAAATACAAATTGTCCTGCACGCGGGGGTACCCCATCCTTAGCTCTTAGGATTGTCTCCCGAAAATGAGGGTAATATTTTCTTCTACCTTTAGCCATTTATTACTCAGCTCCTGTCTGCTGAGAGGGACTTGGTGTCTTTGGTCCGCTATCATTATCAACAATATCAAAGTTGTCTTCTTGCTGTGCTGGAATATCAACTGCTCTGGCCCTTCTCTCTCCCGTCGTCGCGTTTTCTTCTACAGTTGCTTTTCCAACCAGCTCTTCCTTCCTGAACCCGAATCTTAAATTACTTACAACCCTCCTTGTTGCTGCATCTTGTCCAGCTTCAAATTCTCCAAACTCAAATCGACTACTCAAAGAGTCTGCATCAATAGGCAATAAAAATCCATCGGCTGCAATTTTTATATTTAAGCCATAAGGAAATATGCCAGAAATGATCTCATAACCCTGTTTATCAGAAACAGGGAAGAAAGCTAGGGGGGTTTTTTGACCCAAAGTATCATCTATGAAGGCTGTTTGAGCCTCGTTTGAAATATCAAGTACAAATGTCCCGTTATAATTTCCCATAGTTGTTGGGTCTGAATCCGCATATTCAACAGTAAATTTATTTGGTGAAGATTCTTCTTTTTCAATAATCCTCGCTAGCATAGATTCTACTAATTCAGTTTTGGTCTCTTTAAACCTTTGGTTAATAATACTTTCTAATTTAGCTCCATTTTCCTCTTCTTTTCTAATACTTAAAAATAAATCTGAGAACGTAGAATCTGCATAAGCTCTGCTTAGTTTATATACACTGTCCAGAGTCTCTAGTCCTTCATTTTCTCTCTGTGATTTTAGTGATTGTATTACTAAATCTGTATCAGATGTCTGTCTCTGTATATAAGCTTCGTCATATCCCTGACGCTGTAATTTAGAAATCTCTTCACTCTTTTTCTCTTCTAATAGAGCAATTTTGTCATCTATTTCCCTTAGACTCTTATCAAGTTCTTCAATTAAGAAAGATACCTCATCTCTAAGAGTCTTTATTACGGCTTCTTCTGCTTCTTCCTGACTAATTAATCCACCGATTTCTAGATCAGTCACCTGGGTTTCTAACGTAAAAGCATCCAACTGTGCTTCCAGATCTTTTAGTACCTGACGGATTGATGTTTGATTCGCAATCTTATTTACTAAGTCCTTTTGAATTACTGCTAGAGCTTTCTCGATCCTAAACTCATTCCATGCTCTCCCAGTGTTCACTGCTGCTTGTTTCTGTGGGTGTGATTGCGCAAAAATTAATGTCCTTTGTAGAATTTCCTTCACTTTTTCTGTATCTGTTACAACCTCTTTTTTGTTTTTCTGCAAAACTACTAAAAACTCTGTTAAAATTTCATCGGAAGGCAATCCACCTTGTGCAATCAACCCAACATTCTTCAAGTCTTTTAGCTTCTTATTTTCAATAGCTATATCATCGGCAATATTCACCTTTAATAGGTCTGAAATTTCTTCATTTGTTAAGCCAAAACTTATACCTGTTATCACAGCATCGTAGATAGTATTTATAGTCTGCTCTAAGTCATTATCATCCACAGAAAAGTTTGGGTTTAAGGGTCTCTCTAGATTAATGCTATTTTCCTGCCTATCAGAGGCATAAATTGATCCATCTATCAGTCTATTTCTTTCCCGAGCAATAATTTCAATTAACTTCGTTTCAGAGTCAAAAAAGATAGACCGTCTTTCTCGTGTCTCAGGAAATAACGTCACAGGTTGCACGCCGTCTGTTAAAGCACCAGCTTTTTGCCTGTATTCCTCTTCTGTAGAAAAAACACTACTACCAAAAGCCTGTGAATAAAGTAAAGCTGTACTTGATTCTTGAAATACTTTCTTAATTGTATCATTCAGAATTTTTGAAATGGGAGCGAACATCTCATCAGCCGCTTTTTCAACTCTCATTCTATCTAACGATGAAATAGCCCCTTGATATGGAACTGCTTTCTGAATATCCGTCTCTTCAGAATTATCAATCTCCATAACCATGTATTTCTGATTATCTTGAATCCTATCAAGACCTTGCGCATTTATTAACATCTGTTTATACTTAGAAGATCGTACTGCTGAAAGTTGGACAGTGGTTGTTGCTACTCCTCTTGCGGTTATTGAATGGTTAATTGCTTCTACATACCCATACATATCAAGATGCTCTATATAAATCGGGTAACCAAGTCTCAATTCAGGCCTAAAAACTAAAGTAAGAGATAAAGTCTCTACCCCCGCATTCAATCTAGCCATTTCAGTAATAGCATAATAAAAACAATTAATCGACGTATGAAGAAATCTAGCTTGTTTCTTTATCGGGTGGAGACCAAATCTCGTCATCAAACGATAATCATTAAAAAACCCGTAAGGCTGGACAGCTCCAGCGCCTTGCGTAGCGTCTACATGTTTATTCAGTTGACCATAAACCTCTACCCTTGTAAAGACTGCATTTGCTGATGTTCTATGATTTATACTTTTAATATCTTCAGTCTCAACCACAAAAGGCCGATATTCCTTTGGGTCTACATTATAAAAGGGCGGCTTAAAGACAATCTCTCCAGTTGTCTGCATAAATAATTCATAACCGATTAAATCAGCCACCATTTTAGAGAACTCTAATTTTGATTGCAAAGTTGATTCAAACCCGTTAATGCCCTTATTAATAGTCGCAAATGGTGCAAAATTAGATATGATTCCGCTATCTAAACCCTTCAAGACAGCTTGGACACCAGTTGGTATCTTATCATTTTTAAATTCATTACTACCATTTGGTTCAAATCTATTATTTATCCCGAAAGCTGCAATCCCTTTATAGCCAAACATGCGTAAAGCATCTCCGATTGCCTTAAATCGTTTTCTCCAATATGCTCGAACAGCTTCAGCCATTCTTTTTTGCTCTTGTAGTCCAACACTCCTATCACCAGTAGCGGCTGTTACATTCTGACCCGCTACAATATCTCCGTCACCATAAAGTGTTGCCACCTTATAGATTATTTCATAAGGATTCTGGGTTTCAAAGATATTATCAAAAGCTGTTACTCTTTTTCCGAGTAATTGCTGATCCATTGCACCAGGATTTACTGCTATGAAATTTCTACCCCACCACCAAAGAATTCCATTACATGAGACATTTATAGATCTTACTGGGACACCCTCATCAACAACTACTTCTGTGACTAACCCCCAAAAGATTCTGTAATATCTGGGTTCTCCAACACTTTCATCTGGAGTTTCAGATTCACTTAAGTCATTTACAAGAAATCGTCCTTTTGCAAAAATCTGAACTTCAGATAATTGAGCTATTTTAGGTCTTTCTGTTACTTCACCCTCATTAATGAAATACCCCTTTTTCGTACCTCTTGGTGCAGAAATTGTAAAAGAGGCTGTTCCAGGTGGGCTTCCAATAGCATGAGCAACAGAAACGTTCTGTACATCTCTTTGGAAGTCCTTCTGCCTTTGGTTCAATGAGATCGTTGAGTCTAAGCCAATGACTACATCATCTAGTTTTTCTAATACCTTCTCGATGTCTTCAGTAAGTATTACCCCATCTTCAGTAACTTGTTCAAATGAGTTATCTAAATCAGCAGCTCCATTAACAAATATTAAAAAATCAGGCGCGAACCTTAATGTTGGGCGGGCATTCTCATTTGATTGAGTTCTAGGCATTTATATCACTCTTATCCGTCAAAAAGTCTACTCTTCGAGTGTATTCAAAATCAAAAGAGTAGTTCAACACAAATGGAGATTCATCTGTCTCTGAAATTTCAAAAGACCTAAAGGTTCCTTCATAATCTATACCATCATAAGTTAGAATTACGGATCCTATTGTCTCTAAACCATTAAAATTACCAAGAGTATTGTTGAATTGACCAGCGTTTGATAAGTATCTGGCTAATAATGAGATCAAGTTCTTATACGCCTCAGCTTTTCTTCTATTATGCCTTGTTAATCCAATTCCTTCAACAAAGAATCCGGGCGTTTTTCCCCTGCAAGAAATTGCTCCTCTTCCAGGCCCCCACGGGTGTCTTTCAATCCTATCTACCAAAGGTACCTCTGCATCTCTATGAGGCCTTGAAACTGACATTGTCTCTGGATTTATCCATAACATAAAATGGAAGATTCTTGCTTCTCCGGTCTCTTGCAGTCTTTTGATTCTTTCTTGACGTATCTTCTGGATATTCCGAAAATTAGCACTTGAAATATCATCTTCGAACTCTTCAAGGCGCTCGTCTGTAACGTTGTTTCTCCCGATAGTTATAGGCTCGCCTCTAAATTTTACCTCTTTTGATTTTAATATCTGCCCGCCTCTGGACTCTAAAGGAGTTGCCGTTGTGGGTGCTACCCTAGCTGTTAATCCACGCACTTCATCAAGGGTGTCTATTGTCGGTGTTGGGTCAATAGAAAATATCATAGGTAAAAAGTTAGTTCCTTGGATATTTACTAAACCGCCCGTTCCATCTTTTATTTCAGAAATAAAAGTTGCGAATTTTTCATATTCCCACGGCTGATTCCGAATGTAATCATTCAAATCATCAGGATTTCCACGACCAAAATATCGTGTTCCACCCTCTGTAACATGACGAATAATTGGGGTTAATCTTTTCATTATTACCCTAACAATATCTGCGATCTATAAGCCCTAAAAACGAAGTTGTAGGTGAATATATGGGGGTTGTTTGCGGCTTCCTCAAAAGAGAGCGTTTCAAACCTACCTATGTATTTCCCGTTATCAAAGTCCATAACAATATCTTGAACCTCTTTTACCAAACCATTTAGGGGGCCTCCACGGTGTAAAGTAACCCCATTATTGCTATAGAATCTTAAAATATCTTGGAAGTTCTCGTAGGCTAAAGAGATACGTCTCTGATCAGGATTTAGTAAAACTGCTCTAGCATAAGAGCTGAGCTCTCTATCATTTCCCGGTAAAAATACAAAGTCTCTTTTATCATAAGACATAAATCCCATTGTTGTGCCAGAAGCATTTATAACTGGGACATTCTCACCCCAATGGTACTCGACAAAAGCCCCCAAAGTTTCTTCTGCTACCATGCTCTTCTGCCACCTTATAGTCATATTCTTTGGCGGCACCATAAATACCAGAGATTCTGTTCTTTCCGCTGTACCACTCTCAGGAGATCTTTCATCTAAAGGTCTGACTACACCGACATCACCAACAGAAAATTTCATCTTTATTGGTGAGAGATCAGGTCTTCTGGCCAAACTATCAGGCATTTAACCCCCTCTTGATATCTTCTGACCACCAGGGGCCGTAAGTTCAATATGACCTCCAGCATCTTTAGATTCCCTTACTTGGACTGCTTCTTGGTCGAACCTATCTATGTCTGCATTATCACCTTCAATATATGTTGTGTTATTTATATTTGTTGTTCCAGTTCCTGATGTACTAGCTGAAGCTCCTGCAGTCTCTTTTGAAATACCATCTTCAGGACCTGGTTTATCTGGCATTCCCATTCGTCTCCACTGATTATAAGACATTGTGCCGCCAGCTTTCATATAATTTGAATGTTGTTTGTTCATCATTTCAGCTCTTTTGGCCCCAGCAGCTTGCATCTCATTTCTGATACCTCGTCTTCTCGAAATTGCTCCTCTAATTCCTCTGATATCAGCTATAACATCTCTAATATCCGATAGTGCTTTTGCTATTGCTTCTGCCCTTTCCGCAGGATCTGAAATTTCAGTTGCCTCTGCAAAATCTTCTAGAGCCTCTCGAGCTTCAAAACCCCTAGCCATAATATCTGTAGCAGCTTCACGTCTTTGCTCTGGTGTTAATTGATCTAAGCCTCTTAAAGCATCAGCCAAATTTTGAACCAAACTAGCTTGACCTGTCAACTCTTTTCGTCTTTCTGGGTCTTCTCGTTCATCCTCAGCCGCTTTTCTTAACCCTGCTGCTGCTGCATCTCCAAGCGATTTTGCGGCAACAACATTAGCTGATCCCATCTTAGCAATTCCATTACGCATTTCATCTATTGTGTCACGTAAGGGGCCAGTTTCATCATCTCCAAAGATATTGTTTACAGCCTTAACCACTTCATTAATTGCTTCCATTATATTAAGCAATATGTCAAAAAATGTGGGTATTGCTCGACTCATTAAATCATTTAGTAATTCAAAAATCTTTTGCATTATGTCTTCTTTTAATGCATCCAAGATTTTTGTCATCGGCTCAAGATATGCTCGACCAAGGGCCTTTGTGTCATCATCAACAGTCTGTAATTCGTCAGTTATAGAATCCTTTAAATCCCCAAGCCTTGCTTCAACATCTTCATTACCCAAGACCTTGAAAATAAGTCTCTCAAGCTCTGGAGGTATTCTTCCACCAAGTTCCCCAGCTAAGACTTCTCTTCTTGCTCTTAGACTTTCAATATCAGTAATCCCTAGCCTCTTTAACATTCCTAAAACAGCAGCTTCTCTTACTTGGGGGCTTAATTGTGCTATATATCGAGGTATTAGTACCGGTGATTTCTTCACCGCTTCTAATATTTCCTTTTGAAATTCTAGACTTGCTTTTTCCGCAGGACTAACTCCAGGCTGCTCAAGTCTCCTTTGGACAAGTTTTAATTCCTCTTCTAAAATATCCCCAATATCTTCGGTACCTAAGACAGTCATCATTCCTAATGATTGCACTGCGCGTACCATAGATCCTGCAGCAGTAGCCTCTTCACGACCTGTTAATTTTCCACCAGCTGCTAGTAATTTTTGGTACTTAACAATATTTTCAATTTCGACACCAATTAAGTCAAATTCTCTTTGAAGTTGTTGCACTACACCAATAAATTTTGTAGTAGAGATCCCTGCATTAGCGGATGCACTTACAACTTTATCAAAAAGAGAGATCATGTCGTCAAGATCACCACCTACTGAAAATGCAAATTCACCAACAGTTTCAGAGACTGCCTCTAATTGTTGACCGCTGACCCTTGCCATATCAGCAAGTTTTCCCATCAACCCACCACGAGCTGGATCAACTAGCCTCTCTAAGTCATTAAAAGTAAGTTTTAACCCAGTTGCACGAAGCCCCTTTAAAGCTGAGAATCTTTCAGCTGCTAAAAGGAAATCATTTGAAAATGCCTCTAAACTGGTAAATCCCATTCTAAGATCTCTTAAAGATCCAGGGATATCCCCCAAATTCTGTAATCCAGTCTGAATTAATCCACCACCCCTAACCAGGTCTTTTGATTGTTCTACAATTTTTCTATTTATCTGATCCATCGCCTTGGCTATTTTTTCAAAAGCCATAACTCCGGCACCAATTGCCATGCCAACAGGTCCCAAAGCTCTCATGGCGCCTGCAGCACCACCTAACCCACCAGCCATAGCACCACGAGCTATACCCATTCCTGCTCTTGCTCCACCAAGAGCCATTCTTCCAGCACCACGACCCACAGCTCGTAATCTTGCAGTTTTTTCAAATCTGAGAGCTTTTTGGACTCCACGTTTCTGCTGAATATATTTAAATTTTTCTAAGTCTTTTTCAGCTCGTAATTTAGTTCTTAAGTGCCTCTTTGACTTTGTTTTTTCGTACTTTTGGCTTGCTTTATCAACTCTTTTCTGGAGCCTTTGAGCTGCTTTTAAATTTCCACCTATATCTTTTGCTGATTCTACATTTTGGACAAATTGCTCAGAGGACTTGGCCAGCCCTGTCATGTCTTTGTCCATTCTCGAAACATTATCAGCAGCGTCCTTCAAGGCCGCTACAAGAGACCTTAAAAGATCAGGATCGACTTCAAAGATAGGATCTGGCATTATTCTTCAGCTTTCTCGCGTTTTATGTCATTCATGATCTCTACCAATTCCGCGTATTTTAATTCTTCTGGTGTCAAGAAAGTTTCTATTCCATACTTATCAACAACCTTTCCTAGATATAGTTTTAATCTAGACTGCGTTGCCATCCATAGAGCAGAAAATATATCTAAATCCCACTTCAAGAACTCTTCGTGCAAATACTTCTCTTTCACGGTATCGGAATCTTCAATATTATCTTCCTTGACCACGCCACAGAAGGTTCCATCGATCTTTTGGACTATTTTTGCTAAAGCTCTTACCTGATATTCTCTCATATATAATTCAGGGACCCTTTGAAAATCACCTATCTCTTCCAGAATCTTTATCTCGTCCTCTATAGATAAAGATTTACACTCGATATTTAGTCCCTCAAATTCGAACTCAAATGTACGCTTTCCAAACTGAGTTAATTTTTTAATCATCTGCTGGCTCATCCATCTGTTCCTTTCCAAGTCGGTCTTCGACAACCTCTTCCATACGTTTTAGTAACTCTGGAATACTTATTCGATTAGTGTCAAATGGATGAATTCTTGATTTATTTACCCTTTGGATATGCTGCTCAATTTCCTTTATCCATTCTTCACGATTATATCTAATATCGACATCTCGGTAGTTTAATAGGGAATAGTCTTTCCTCCCATGTCTCTCCAGTTTTTTCAATGCATAGAGTCTGCTCCCAAAGATATTCCATATGTTCTGCTTTACCGCGTTATCTTCATACTCTAAAATCAGCTTCTCATCCCACTCTAGACGCTCTTCCCATCCAGGGTCAGTCTGCCGGTGCAATTCCTCTACCAGATCTTTTATTGATTTTTCTGCACCAAATTCAATTTTTCCCTCAAGCATATTACAAATATACTCAATCCGTTCCCTATGCTGCTCCTGAGTCTTATTGTCATATTTATCAAGTTCTTTCCTTGCGACATGAGGACTTACTATAAATCTCGCTACCCGCATCTGTTGCATCATATCATGATACAATTCAATCTGTCTACTTTGGTATTTCCATTCTATCTGATGCCAAGCTAAACCTGTGTATTCAGTTCCTGGCAATCCTGTAACTCCTACATTATTTAAGTCGGTGTCTTTTAAGGATACCCATAGTCCATCGCTCTCATCTTCATAAGCAAAACGCGTAACATTAAACATTTCAAATTCATACCACCTTTGAATTTTGGCTTGATGAATTAAAATTTGTTCAGTTACAGCTTTTCCCCAAGATTTAATAAGAGTTCTTGTCTCTGCGATTTTTTCCGAATCTCCTCTTAAGGGTAAAATGTTTACACCATCAATGGATAAGATGCTATATAAAACATAGTCAATAGCTCGTTTTTCTGAGTCTAAGTCAGACCAACGAATCCAATTGCGTTCAAATTCTGTAAGGGACTTTATTTCAAGCTGTGTCTTCTGAATCTTTATTCTCGACGATAAATGTCCCCTGAGAATCAACTTCCTCACGTTTTCCGGATAATTCTCCACGTTCAATCACCGCTGGCTTGTCTGGTGGTTCAGGAATATGGGCTGTCACCATGTCAGCCTTCACTTTATTCTCTGCCTCTAAAATTAACTCAGACACAACGTCAAATAGCTCTGAAATGATATAAGGGTCAATAGAAAGGACTAGGTCCCTCATCAGAGTGAACCGTTCCTTCTTCTCAGGGACACCATTTTTTGTGAGCTCCCCCGTCTCAATAAATCCATCAGGCGGAATATCTCCGATCTCCTCATTATCCAATTTCTTAATGGCCAAAGCTACTATTCCTACCTGGTATTGTATTCCTGGATTGGCACCACTATTCTTAGCTTCTTTTATAAAACTCCTTAGGAATATGTCTTCATCAGTTGTTAGTGGCGCTAATATTAGTCTTACTTCGCCTAATTTAACTTGACGAGTTATAGAATATTTCTTGCTCGCTTGTGAAATCTTATTAATTTTATCTATCAACGCCATAGTCAGCCTCCTTTGCATATATACGAAAAAAGGCTAGCTATAATATCAGCTAGCCTTCATTCTCTCTTATGTATTTACTTTAGAAGCCGCCATCAGCGTTCTGAGTCAGAACGATTGATCCAGTTTGGTCTCTAGTAATATCATTACCAAAGTCCTCGCCTTCCCGATAATTGGCTATGGCTTCCTCAGCAAGTATGTCAGTTACTACGACATCAGCACTTTCCGCTACCGCCGTACCTTCAGCATTTACGTCATAAGTAGATGATGTCATCCAGCAACCAACCCAACGAGTAATAATAACTTCTTTATCAGTCGTGGCTTGAGCGACTCTACGCTCAAGCTCAGAAATCACTTCGTCCTGCCTTACATCAAAGGGCCATTTATGGTGCTTCAAAGCCCTAACAAGGCCATCTACACCACCTTTATAACCAAAGACCTGTGCGATCTTTGATGTATTTATAGCCGTTCGCGTAAAACTTAGTGTCACTGCAGCTGCTACATCAGGAACAATCTCTGCAATTTGATCCCCAAATCCAATACCACGAATAATCTGTTCTCCTCTTGTATCATTCACGCTCATTGTAGAAACAACAGCGATCTGATGAAAACCAGATAGTCCATATGGAGACGAATAGATTTTTATCCTACTCGACACCGTTGTACGGGTTTCAGGAGCTACACCCCGCTTATATAGATAAGAATTCTCTGTTCTCATGTCTTAATCCCTACTATACTCAAACATGAGTTAGTTTACTTGCTTGCTGCGTCACTTGCGAACTTCCGATAAAGATCGGAAAGAGTACCACCAGCACTTCTTGCCTTCTGCATCTCAGACTGGACATCGCCAGACTTGTCAGCAGCTGCAGCAGCTCTATTCATCTCTTTTTGAAGATCTGTAAGCTGACCACCAGGGAGTGCCTCAGAGGCTATCTTTGTTGCTTTACTGATCATTTCTTCAGCAGTCTTTAACATCTTCTGAACTTCAGCAATCTTATCAACGCCTTTGTTCTCTTTAGATGCTGTTTTCTTTTTGGTGTGCATAGTCTCAGCAATCTTTTCAGCATAAGATGCCATGCCCATAGCAGCTTCATCCATCATTCCAGCCTCTTCTCCAAGAGGTCCTTCATGATCTAGCTGCTCAGACATCTCGACAAGTTCCTTTGCCATGTTGAGCAATTTTTCACAAATGTCTTTCATTTCGGGACTTTCCATCTCTACATCTACTTCCATGTCCATTTCTGGAGCCATTTCAGTCCCTTCCATGTTTTCCATATCATCCATCGTAAACTCCTTACTGAAGGTACTTTCTTTCTACTTTACTCTTAAACGCTTAAAGCGATCCTGTTTTCTACCGTTATCCAAATAATCGGTAATGTTGGTGAATATTGAATTGTTATATTTACAATTCTTGGATCAGATGAGTCGAACGCTACCTGAATCCTACCTATGGCCTTAATAATATTAGCTCTTTCAAGAGCCCTTAAAGCCCCCACTGCTGCATCTTCGATATCCTGAAGAATGTCATCTGTACCTTTTCTTCCAATGAATGGTTCCAGAGCATCCTCTTCAGCTTCCTCTACAAAATGAACTATCTTTGTAACCGATGGTTGCTGAGTTAAAATTGTCGACATATTTGTTGTTAAATCATGTCTTACAACAATCAGCGGATCTCGTTCGCTTAAAATCGTAACTCCAGCTACCGCCAGCTCATTAGCCTCGATATCATCTAAGAATCGTCCTAGTCTGCTGAGTCCAACAATTTGTTTATTTGTCATGGAGTCAGCTACATCAAATTCTTGACTTAAGTCCTTACCAGCATAAGCTGCAGCAATAATTCCACCATCAACCAACTCCTCAACTTCTCTTCCTAGTGGGTCGATAATTGGAAGTATGGCACTATCAGGATAAATAACCTGAATTAATTCGGAATTTAAACCCTGAGCTAAAGCTTTAACTTCTGCTTGGGTAGTTCCAACTGAAGTTCCTAATATAGCTCTCCTGTTTCTTCGGAACCTCTGAGAAGACATCTTAATCACATGTCGTCTAGTTTCAGCCTGAACTGCATCAGTAGTTCTAAATGGGACTATACCCTTAATGTTTACCCTCTGCCTCTCAGGTTCTTCAAGATCCTTGAGGGCATTTATGTATGCTACATCTGATCCATCGTCTGAATCAGCTTCTTTCAAAACTTGCTTCAATCCAATTAATGGAGACCCGTTTCTTTGAGCTAAGTCAAACATGACGACCAATTTGTTATTAATACTGTAGTCACCAAATTCTCTAATGACATCTTGAATCTTGGATCTTACAACGAGGTCAAAATTAGTCTTTTCATATCTACCACTGTAATAGTAAAAATCACCAATCGCAGGCTCCTGACCATCCTTGTCATAAGTCTGAATTAATCCCTGATTACCAATGGCTGTTCCAGTTGTATTGCTAACGACTGTTGATAGCCCAAGGAACGATCTCTTTGGATCAGAACCAACTGTAAAGTCAGAAATAATGTCAAAAACAAGGGCGTCTGTTGCTATATATGCGAAACTTGTTGGGGGTTCAATTGTAAACCTTACACCAGTAATCGGATCCTCGAATGATTTTCCAAGAGACCCATTTCGTGGATTTCCACCAGCTAGCTGGAATGAACCAGCTGTTACAACTTCTGTTCCAGGACCAGCTGTTACTGAAGCTGTAACATCGGGTGTAAATCCTGTTGTGATTTCACCAGCAAGTAAAGCGCTTGTAGTCGAAATTGCTCCACCATCATCACCAGCTGATAAGAATAGTGTCGCTGGTGTGGTCTGTGGTATAGCTGCTAAAAGCGCTGCAAATAAATCTCCAGGGACTCCATTTGGATCAACAATAGTTGATACCAATCCTGGTGCCGCTAATGCAATTGCTCCTGCAACAGCTACTGAAGTATCTACTGCAGCGTCCCAATCTGTAAGGGTAATTGTATTACCAGCTAATGAGACTGCCAATGGATTTCCAGTCGGTGCTGGAATCACCAAATTAATAAGATTCCCCGCCGCTCCAGGAGTTACTGCTGCAACAGTGAATCCTCTGACCGCTGCACCTGGATCATTCAATGGTAAAGTGGCTCCTACAGGAGCAGTAGTTGCAAGACTAACAGTTAATATATTGCCAGTTCTTACTGAATAAAGTACTGCGGAAGGTACTCCTGGGTCTACTAGGTCTACCCTAAAGAGGTTTCCATCGTCTCCTGCTCTAGCAGCGACTGCTGTTACTGTATCCGCCCCATTTATCATTGCTGTCGAAGCCGCAACAATATCTCCCGGAACACCAGTCGTTGCATTACCAGTTCTTCCAAACCCATCAGCTGTAACTTGGGCTGCTGTTCTGCTTGATGTGACAATATAGTTTGATGCATCCTGGAAGGTTACAGTAACGGTCTCTTCTGGTGTATTTGGAGAGATCGTTCGTAAGTCATCTTGACCACCAAATGGCCATGTGATGCCCTCAATAGCAAAATTCGCTGCTGCAACTGAGTGGGCTCCTTCATTGATGTCTCTTACAACACCACCGCCACCATCAACTGCTGTGTATTTTCCAACACCAGTGCCACCAACTGTTGTCACTTCTAGTGTATAGATCTCGTCTTCGAGGTCATTGTGGAAGTAACTTACCAGAACAACGTCTCCAAGCGTTGGTGGCACAGCCAGAGTAAATCGACGCGTTGTAGAATTTAAAGTCTTGACAGTCACAGGAGCTGAAGCGATTGCTGTGCTAAAGTCAGCCCCAACTCTAACTGTTATATCTGTAGGATTGTCAGTTGGGACATCCAAGCCATTACCATTTGTAGGAATCCTACTCAGAGTAAAGGCCGTAGCAACTCCATCTCCCAATCCAACGTACTCGTTTGCTACCCAGTCGTCAATCTGAGAAATTGAGATTTTTTGATCATCAAATGGGTCGGTTCCAGAAAGCGTACCCTGTTCAGTAGTGGTTACAACTGCGAAGTCTCCCCAGTATATCTTGTTGTTGAGGACTACATAGTCAACACCTTGAACGAAGTCAACTGCACCGGGGGATAATCCAACCGCTGTAGTCTCAACGAAATCCGCTGGTAGCAAATCAAAAGTATTTTGATACTGATTTGTATAGTAAGTTACCTCTACTATATCACCTGATCCTGGTGCAACAGCAAGTTCGACAACACCCTGCAGTCCAATCAGTGCATCAACTGTAACAGGGACTGAGTTTACTTTGATCACAATTTTGGTTACATCGTTTGTGGCCTGACCACCATTGTTTCCAACAACAATTGGGTTATTTTTTGTCTTGAATGTTGTATTAGTACCATCAGCTTGATTGCTGAGGTCTTCGTCAACAATGAGGGTGTCTGTTCTATTATAGAAATAGCTAGTTACTAAAGTATCGCCTGTTAATGGAATAGCTGCTAGTCGTATTTCACCAGTTGTTCCATTTAAATTGGTTACAGCAACAGAT